ATTGACTGTAGTAATCCTTTAAATGATTTAAGCTGTGCAGGGTACTGGGAAGCCTATGATGATTTTCAATGTGACCTAGACCCACAGTATGGACCATTCTGTCAAGGCTACAGACAAGAAGAAGATATAGGATACTACCAAGAAGAAGAATACTTTGACTACGGATACGAAGAAGAACTGTTTGATTATGGTTATGAAGAGTATGACATGTATGACACTTTTGAAGAGCCAGAAATATTTGAAGAGTATATCTTTGAACCTGAGTATGACATTTTTGAAGAGCCTGAGTTAATATTTGTAGAAGAAATAATCTTTGAACAACTACAACCACTAGAAGAATTTATAGAACCTCTACCATTCATACGTGACGAAGAAGTCTTTATACCTATTGAAGATTTAATGATTGAAGAGTTTGTATTTCAAGAAACATTTATTGAAGAAATGGAGGAGTGGTTTGAGGAAGAGACAATTGTGGAAGAAGAACTTGCGTATGCAGAGGAACAGGAGGAAGAACTTATTGAAGAACTTGTTGAAGAAGAAGAAGTTATAGAAGAAGAGATAGAGGAAGAAGAACTTGTTGCTGAAGAAAAAGGTTCTAGTTTAACAAAAGAAAAGTCGTTAGCTGTTGTTGCATCTACAATTAAAGCAGCAAGAGAAAGCATATACACGACAACAGGTGGTAATACATCAACAAACTCTAGCTCAAACTTATCGACATCCGGTTCAACATCAGCTAGTGCAACAGGAAGTATTAGTAATTCACCTAGTATATCTGACCAGTTTTCATCTTCGACTGCACAAACAAATCAATTATTAGACATGAGTACAACGGTTACAGCTACTGCAACTTCAACAAACTCAGTAGATTCTAATATGAGTTCTGTAACAAGCACAACATTTAGTTCTAATACTAATACAAATAATAGTATTCAAAATCAAATTGATGTGTCTGTTTCTAACAGTGGAGATACGGATGCTGAACAGTTAGTAGAAAATATTATAGCACAAAACCTACAAGCTGCTCAAGATGATGTTGAAGCTAAACAAGAAGAAACAGGACAGTATGGGTCAGAGAATACTATCATAGCTTACATGGGGTTTGTTCCTAACTTTAATAACTATAGGTTAGTTACAATGCCGGACCAAGATGTGTGGTATGAACCTACATCTATTTATACAGATAGTATATTATCAGATAACATAGAAGGGTTTTATCAGATGGCAGGACAAAGTTTAGAAACTCTAACTGAAATGAAACAACTACAACCACCACTATAAAATGAAAATACCACAACAACAAAGTTTATTATTAAACAAACCAAATGAAGCATCGCCTGAAGAGTTTTTAAAGTGGCAAGAAACTGAACTAAACTGGTGGGCAGATAGACAAATGAATATTGTAGCTATTATGTCTGTGGTACAAGTTGTAGTCTTTGGTTTAATGTTATTAGTTTTTTATATCAATTCAAAAGTATTCTAATGGCATACTCAAGTAAAGTTGTAGATAGGTTTGAAGGAGTTTTAAATAACCCTGATAAATATTCAGTGGGTAGGTTTGACCCTAAAGATTTAGATGTGGGTACTGGTCTTGTAGGTGCACCAGCTTGTGGTGATGTTATGAAGTTACAAATTAAATGTAAGCTTCAAGGCAACAGACATATTATTGATGATGTTAAGTTTAAAACTTATGGTTGTGGTTCAGCCATTGCATCAAGCACCATGTTTGTTGATATGTTAAAAGGCAAAACAATCGAAGAAGCTATGGCAATTAAAGATAAAGACATAGCAGATTCACTAGAGCTACCACCTATAAAATTACATTGTAGTGTGTTAGCAGAAGAAAGTATAAAAAAAGCCATTGAAGATTGGCAAAATAAATAAAGGAGAATATTATGAATTGGTTTGAAAACAAAACTACACAACTTATTGCTTTGGTAGGTATAGTAGGAACACTAGCCGGATTTGGTTATCAAGGAGCAGAGTACGTTAATAGATTAGAAAATCTTGAAGCTGCTGTTGGTGGTATTGCAGATACCGAAGATGCTCAAAAGATAATTGAAGAAAGGTTTGGTAAGATAGAAACATCGGTTCAATTTCTAGAAAAAGAAATAGACAACATATCTATTCCTGATGTCACTGAAATTAAAACCGACATTGCTACCATTAAAGCAGACCTTGAGACTTTAGATAGAGATATATCTAAACTAGAAACTGGTAATCCTTTAGCAGGATAGTTACTTTAAAACATTTAACTCTCTTTGAAAGAAGTTATGTAAGTCTCCCATCTTTGTCTTACCGTTACGGAGGATTGTTTTGATTAGGTCTCTCTCATCAAGAGGGAATATCTCATCAACCATTTCCTCCGGTAACATACTAAACTCTGTAACTATATCATTGTTACGTGTAAGAAGCACTTTAAAACTTACTAAGTTTGCTTCGTTCTTATTAACCATTATCACTCTCCAAATTTGCAAAGGTTATCTTATCTTGTCTACCACGTAGTCCTGCTTTCATGTAAGAAGTAGCACGACCTTCAAAGAAGTTTTGATGTTCAACACCCATCACTTCATCCAACCAACCAAGAGGATTCTCTCTTTGGTCATAGTTTGTTTTTAATCCTAGTTGTAGTAATCTTCTATCAGCTATGTATCTATTGTAAGCATACATATCTTTCTTGGTAAGTCCTTCAAGGTCTCCCATATCAAACACTAGGTCTAAAAACTTATCTTCTAGTTCTACCATCTGTCTACAGATTTCATATAACTCTTTCTTAAAATCATCTGTCCAGATATCAAGGTTCTCTTGAATAAACTCTCTAAACAATTTAGTCATAGCTTCAACGTGCATAGACTCATCACGTATAGAGTAAGTAACTATCTGTCCCATACCTTTCATACGACCAAAGCGTGGGAAGTTTAACAAGATTGCAAAGCTACTAAACAACTGTAGACCCTCAGTAAATGCTGAATAGACTGCTAAAGTTTTTGCAATACTTTTCTTATCTGACTTAGTTGTTTTAATCTTATGAACGTACTCATGTTTATCTGACATCTCCTCATATTCGGCAAAAGCTTTGTACTCTATCTCAGGCATACCAACTGTATCAAGTAACAAGCTATAAGCATGTTGATGAATAGACTCCATGTTAGCAAAAGAACCCATCATCATTCTAGCTTCAGGCTTTCTAAAGATACGCATGTATCTATCAACATATCCTGCACCTACATCTACATCAGATTGAGTAAACAACCTAAATATTTGTGTAAGCAAGTTCTTTTCTTTGGGGTCTAACTCTTGCCAATCCTTTACGTCTGTATGTAGCGGTACTGACTCCGGCATCCAGTGCATTTGGTTTTGTAAGACATAGTAGTCAAACATCCAAGGGTTATCGAAAGGTTTGTAATAATCTCTTGTATCTAATAAACTCATTTTAAAATTCCTCTTGTAGTGTTTTTAATTTTTCGTCAGCGTTTGCATATTGTTCTATAAGTTTATCCATAGACTCAATAACATTAGGGTGCTCTGCAACACCTACTTTATTTTGAAAGTATACTTCTAGGTTGGCTTTTGCTTCAGCTTTTTCTGCTTGATATTTTATTTCTAAAGCTTGGTATAATAAGCAACTCATTTTTTCTCCTTGTTAAATCTCTTAACTAAATATTTTAAATTTTCAATTACGTATCCTGCGTAATCTTTTGTTTTTGAGAATGGGTCTCTATGTTCATCACAATAATCTAGCCACATTCTAATTGTAAACCCCTCAAACTCAGGTCTAAATATATTTTTAAATTCTGATTGTTTCATATTAATCCTTCGGTAAATAAATTATTACAGCCGAGTTACATTTAGGACAACTTAAATTAGTTTCCATAATGTATTCATCGTTCTCATCTTCTATGTCGTGATCTCCACCCCATATTAATTGTGTTCCACAATGCCAACAATCCATATTATCCCTCACATGCGATACATTCAGCATCGTCTAATTTTATACGTTGAACTTTAGTGTTTACATTTTCTGCATTACGAGCAGCATTAGTTCTAAAGTAATATAAAGATTTAAGTTTGTTCATACCATACCAGTGCACATCGTTAACATACTGCATATACTCATCGTGTACTTCTTGTGGCTCTGTAGCTGTAGGTATAGTAAAGAAAAGATTAACTGACTGTGCTTGACAAATAAACTCTTGTCGTTTAGCAGCATGTTCAATAATCCATATCTGATCTATCTCATTAGCAGTCTTAAATATTTCTTTCTCATCATCTGTAAGAACATCAAGATGCTGTACTGAACCCTCTTTACCTGCAATGTCTTTCCAGACTGCAGTCAACTCATCTTTCTTTAATCCTTTATCCTTTAGAATTTCTTCTAGGTATTTGTTCTTAACTTGGAACGAGCCTGAGAGAGTTTTGTGCGTATAAACATTAGCCCTGTATGGCTCAATCGAAGGAGATGTCCCACCACATATGATGCTAGAAGAAGCATTAGGAGCAACAGCGAGTAGATGAGCATTACGCCTACCACTACCACTGATATCAGGTGACTCACCACGTTCATCAGCAAGTCTTTCAGTTGCTCTAATTGAATGTCTCTTAATGTGTTTAAACGACTTGTAATTAAATCCCGTAGCGAATATACCTTCAAAAGGAATGTTGCGTGATTGGAGATACGAATGGAATCCCATCGCACCAAGACCCAACGACCTTTCTCTATAAGCAGAGTAGGCAGATTTAAGAAACCCCTCTTTGCCCGGCTTAATATGTTTTTGAAACCTTTTAAAATTTGCATTATATTCTCCTAAGTTATTCGTGTCGACAGCATTATCAATGTAATGTTGTAATACATTGTCAAGCATAGTAATTAAATCATCAATGAACAAAGGGTTCTCACTCCACTCATCAAAGTATTCTAAGTTTACTGAAGACAAACAACACACTGCTGTTCGTTCTTCATTAGTAGGTAAAGTAATCTCGGAACATAAATTGCTCTGTTTGATTTCTAATCCTAAATCTTTTTGTTCTTTAGGTAATGCTTCGTTACATGTATCTATATTGACCATGTATGGCTCACCTGTCTCTGCTCTAGCATTAATGATCTGCCACCACAAGTCTCTAGCATTTACAATCTTGGTAGGCTCGTGAGTTTTAGGGTCAATTAATCTAAAGTCTGCATCTTCTTGTACAGCTTTTAAAAACTCATTGGTAATGTTGATACCATTGTGAAGATTAAGATTCTTCCTATTGATATCCCCACCAGATTCTTTACGCATGTTAATGAACTCTTCAATCTCTGGATGAGATATGTCCATGTATGCAGCATAAGAACCACGTCTTGTAGTGCCTTGGTTGAAGGCTAACATCTGAGAATCAACTACATGCATGAAAGGAATTGAACCAGTAGACTTACTACCGTGAGTAGTAGAAATACCGTTACTCCTAATGTCTCCCCAATATCCACCAATACCTCCACCTGAAGATGCCAACCAAATATTCTCGTCATAATGATCTGATAACCCAGTGCGACTATCAGGTACATAATTGAGAAAACAGCTAATAGGAAGACCACGACTTGTTCCCCCGTTACTAAGTATAGGAGTGCTAAACATGAACCAACAACTGGAACTGTAGTGATAAAGCCTTTGAGCCAATTCAAAATCCGTGTGACCTTTGTAGGTTGCCCCGAAGACCGAGGCACGGGCAAACGCTTCTTGTGCATGTGTTTCATTCTCCCATAAGTATCTGTCTTTTAATGTATCAAGACTAAACTTATCTAATAGTTTCTCATTACTGTAATTAATTTTTATACCTAAGTATTCTTTTATTCCTACTTTATCCTCAATCATTGTTTGTTTCCTTATCAAGTATGTTCAACATAATTATACAATAGTGTAGTATCTTTAACAAATCTTTTCTATTCTTACCATCTTTGTTTCCGTAACGTTTAGCATACTTCATAATGTTTCCAATGCAAAAGCCTTCGCCATGACCAGAATCAATAATGATATCAGTTGCTTGATACTTATCGGAAGCATAGTGTTCGCCATAAGTATTGTCAATATATTCTTTTAACTCAACTATATATCTTCTTTCGTTAAATTTATACTCCATCATTTCTCCAGTCATCAGGTAAAGTGTCTTCACTAAACCATCTAAAGTTATTAGTTTCAGCCCACTCAGCGTGGGTTCGTTTGGTTCCATTCTTCCTAACCTTTGCTCCCGGCATAGGAGAGAAAGGTTTTTGAAATAAGAAGACTAACTCCATGTTCGAAGGTAGTGCTTCTCTTATCCAAAGATACTTACTGTACTCAGCGTGGTCCCAAAATCTACCCTTTGCTTCTAACAATATAGTTTTATCTTCTATTGTTTTAGCAAAGTCTACTTCGTAATCTTTCTTAATGATATACTTTATAGACTCATAGTGATGTTTCCAGTCTTGTAATATAGTTTCATGTAAGGTAACTTCCCACATGCTATCATATCCTTTAGGTATTCCTATCTTCTTTGGTCTCGGTTTACGAGGTACTCTTTTAGGCATTGATGTTCTCCAGTGTTACATCGGGGTTACGTTTTACTTTTTTATAAAACCATTTTAAAGTATAGGCACTCATTCTAAATTGTCCACCTGCAAAGATATGTGTTTGCGTAGGCAAGAACTCGTCTAGGTTTTGTCTATTGATTCTATTAGGGTCTTCTCCATCAGGAACCATAGTTCTAATCCATTCAATGAGTAAGTCTTTTGCTTTTCTTCTTAACTTCTTTGATCTTTTACCACTCATACTTGTGTCACCTCTATGACATTAGGAACTTTAGGTACTTGAGTTAAGTATCTTAGTCCATTAGAATATTTAAATACTCTTAAACCTTTACCTTCATTAGAATCTTTATGACATTCAAACTTATGTCTGCAATATACACACTCTCTAGGTAGTTGCATGTTACCAGACTTGCCATCAGGTATAGGATTATAACATAAATTAGGTGGCTTGTCCAGCTTTACTGCTGCTTTAACATCCCTTATTTTCTTCTTGATGTTAGGCTTGTCAAAGTTATCTGGCTTGTATAAAGCTAACTCACCTGACTCTTTATTTAAAGCTAAGAACCCACCATTGCTTGTACCTTCTGCTGATTCGTATCCTGCAAGTTGAGCCATGTATCCAAAGATATCATTCTCTGCTAGTGTTCCATCTTTAAACTTCTTGAAGGCAAAGCCTGAAGCTGTCTTGATATCTACTACCTCACCATCAATAACACAGTCCATGTGTCCTTTGATGCCTGATACTGTAACTTCTTTTTGTTCACTAGTAACTGTATGTCCTGATAGCTTTATTAAAAACAACACAATCTCTTCAAGCAAGTGCCCGTATAAGAACTTAATAAATAAAGAGGGTGGCATCCTTTCAGGCGTACCTTCAGTCTTCATGTCAAACCATAGCTGTCTTTCTTTCTTCCCTATGTTAGACATACGAAGAGTAGACTTACCACGTGGTTCAGGGTGTGACCAACTGTAAAGAATCTCTTTCATGGATTCTCCAAACTGTTCAATGGTGTCCTCGTCTAAGTCAATATGCTCACCATCAGCAAGTACACCTATCTTATTATATATATCTTCGACCAGTGTGTCAAGAGTTTTCTTTGATTTAGCCATGTTTAAACGACCTCCATGTTATTTATTATATCTTTTGCTATCTTTATATCTAACTTAAACCATTCGCCTTTACGTTTGTCTGCTTTCTTAGCACATAAAGTATGGGCTGTTTGTTCAGCAGTTCGTCTATCATCAAAGTATTTTTTAAACTTTAATTTAAAATCTCGTAAGGGGCTAGATGTTTGGTAACCTTTACATCTATCTTCAGAATCAATAGCCATACCAACTTTAATCCAGCCTTTCCAAGCAGGATTAGTTATGATATACACTTCTCCTTCTGAAGACGTAGTGTATCTAGACAATGAACTAAAGGCTGCATCTTCAAAAGTTTTAAATTTTCCCGGCTTATGTAATGGATGTTTTACTGATATATGTTTACCGTTAACATACATTCGGTGAGAATCTCTTACATGCCAACAAGGTTTACAAACATATTTTCCTTGTTCTAATCTAGCCTGTGTCCAGTTTTCTTCTAATACTAATAATGTAGAACAGTCTATACAATGTTTATCAATGTGTTTCACTCCAGTCCCTCCCTATTTTGTACTCGCCATCTAAAGGACAACGAAGATTATAAAATTCACCTGCTTGTTTAAAACTTTTAACTGCCATCTCTCCAACAAAATCTGCTTGAGATTCTTTTACTTCTATCTGCCACTCATCATGGATGTTAGCTACAAACTTATAGTCTATAGTATTTAACTTAAGTAATCCATCAAGTATAGTTAAAGCTTTCTTCATAACAATAGCACCTGCTCCCTGTAATAAAGTGTTCAGAGCTGCATGATTATTTCTTATGTAAAGCTTTCTACCATCTAATCCTTTAAGGAATTTTTTCCCTGCTGCTCTTGTAACTCTATCTCTAAGAGATTTAAATGCAGGGTTATTATCGAAGAAATATTCTCTAGCTCGTCTACCATCTGTCGTATTTCCTTCGACCACTTTGCCAAGCTTTTCATCTCCCGCACCGTACATGAGTGCATAGATGAATGTTTTTGCCTGATTTCTTGATTTAAGTTTTGCAGCTTTTTGATTAGCTGTGTGTATATCTCCATCTAATATCTCCTTGATATAATCTTTATCATCCATATAGTGTGCTAACATTCTAAGTTCTAGACCACTAGCATCTACACCTAATAAAACATTGCCATCATCAACAACCCAACAAGACCTACACTCTTTACCATAAGGACTGTGAACCGATGGGACTTGAGCCATGTTAGGATTCCTATGGGTCATCCGACCTGTGATAGCACCGTTAGGTATAACAAAGCCATGAACTCTACCATCATCTCTAACAGAACTAACCCATGAATCAACCTGTGCTATTCGTTTCTGTATCAATAAGAAGTCTGCTATAAGTTTAGCTTCACGTATATGTGTAACCTCTGATAAAGTTTTCTCATCGACAATCGGCTGACCAGTAGGTGTAAACCTTTCAGGCTTCCAACCAAAGTCGATAAGATATTCTCCTATCTGTTTACGAGAACCAAGATTAAAGTCTTGTAACGTTTGTCTCATAAATGGTTCATAGTTCATAGTGTTTAAACACCTTGCATATTCATCATCGGTAAGACCACGTTTAGAAAGCTTACCATCTGTCGTCCTAATGTAAGGCGTAACTAATTTAGTATCTACCCACTTAGGTTTAAACGTATCGTGAACTTCGTCTTCAATCTGTTGTTTCTTTTCTCTTAGTTCTGCCAAAAGAACTAGTGCAGATTGCATGTCAAACTTAAATCCATTTACTTCTTGCTGTTTTATAATACCAGCTATAGACTGTTCTAGTTCAATGCAACCTTTACTAAATCCTTTGGATTCATTACGTAAGTTTTTATATACTAAAGTATTTAAAGTAACGTCACGAACACAGTAGTCTAACATTTCAGTAGAATAATTTAAGTAATCTTCAAACTCAATCTTAGATAGTCCAAGTCTAAAGCCCCAGCTTTCTAGGCTATGACCTCCATCTCTGTTAGGATTGAACAGCCTTGATAATACAAGAGTATCTATTACTTCTTTATTGCTGAGATCAACACCTCCAAACTTTTGAACCATTGGAATATCAAAACCAATGATGTTATGTCCAATGAGCCTGTCTGCTGTTGCAAGAAACTTATACCCTTCTTCTAATTTATGAGGAGGGAATTTAAATATCTCACCTGTCTCTGCATCTTGAGCTACAATACAATGTACAAGTGTCGCTTGTAAATCGTCTGTCTCAATATCAAATACTAAATCCATAATTAAAATGCCTCATCTGCTGACGGGTCAAACTCTATGTCCTCATCCGTTAGCTCTGTTAATCTACCTGTATCTGCATCATAGATAACTCTAGCTGCCATACCTACATCACCTGTGTATCTTGATTTAAGAATACGCAGTCTTGTAGTTCTAGCTTCATCGGGGTCATCTGATTGTTGGTTGCGTTCTAATGCAATAACACAATCTGATAACTGACCAATACTATTAGAGCCACGTAGATGAGAGAGACTTACTTCAATACCATTCTCATGTCCTTTGTTTCCATCGACACGTCTAAGATGTGATACAAGTATAATACCTGCACCTGTCTCTTCAACTAAACTTCTAAGTCTAGTCATAATAGAATCAATGGCTCGTCTCTCATCACCTTCATGTACTGCACTGACTAACATATGTAAATGATCTACTACCACCCACTTACAGTCACATCCAATAATCATAAAGCGAAGCTTAGTAAAGATATCATCAATGTCGTTGGTGCCAAAGTGGGAATGAACCCATACTCTGTTTTTATTCTCACCATCATACAAGATGTCAAACATCTTATCAAGTTCTTCTTTAGAAAACTTCTCACGTTCTTGGTCAATGTATAACCTAGCGTTAGCTTCAATAGAAAGTATACCATCAATGGTACGTCTCCAGTCTTCTTCTAATGCTATGATGCCTACGTTGTCCTGTGTTTGTTTTACAAGCCAATGCTCTATCTCTCTGGTTACACTAGACTTACCTAGTCCTGTACCACCTGTAAGAGTTACAAGCTCACCCTGTCTTAAGCCATACAGCTTTTTGTTTAGTCCTTCATAAGGATATGGGATGCTTTGTTTCTTCTCACGATTATGAAACTTCTCACGTTGTTCTGTAACATTTATGACACCTGATGGTGTATAAACTTTACTAGCCCACCACGCTTCAACAAAATCTTTATGTCTGTTGTCACGTAACATTTCATTAGGGTCTTTGAACCCATTAGGAAGTGTGAGTATCCTAGCCTTGCCGGGTTTAAACAACCTCGCAACTTTAACTGATGCTTCTTTACCTGCCTTATCATTATCAAAAGCAACGATAACATTTTCAAAGTCATCAAAGAACTCTAGGCTTTCTTTAATATCTCTGACTGCTCCTTGTGCACCACGCTTGATGGATACCACAGCCCACTTACTACCAAGTAGTTCGTAAGCTGCCATAGCATCACACTCCCCTTCGGTTATGGTGACATACTTGCCACTCTTAAACAACTGCTGACCAAACAATCCTGTCTCATTGTAAGAACCATTGACAAAGAAATCTTTCTTCTCAACGTTTCTAATTTTTGTAGCAGAAATCTCGTGTCCATTATAATATGGATACATGTGTTTAGTAACCTTACCTTGTAGATCATGTACAACCTTTACACCATACTTTGTAGCAGTACCTTGAGAGATACGTCTATCAGTTAGTGCAGAGAAAGTACCTGTATCTAAGTTATCAGGTTGTTTAAACGTTGTTTGATTTGTTGTTGTTTGTTGTACCATATCTTTTCCTTCACATGAATTATTATAGTTAGGCATAAATTCTCCACAACTGAAACACTTTGCCGAGCCATCTGCATTTATTCCTACAGCATCGCTACTATTACAAAGTGGACATGGTTGATGTAACTTATCCCAAGTTTTGTTTTCCATATTAGCCCTCACTAATGGTTATTATTTATCTTCTGTTTCAGTAGGTTCTTCAACCTCCACTTCAGGTTCTTCTGATTTAACAACAGCTTCGTCTCTATCTTTAAGTAACTCTTCTAAGTTAGCTCGATGTGTACGACTTGCAAAGTCTAAAGCTTCTATGATAACTTGTAAGTTACCCACTTTCTGTACGATAACAGTAGCCTCTTGCTTTGTTTTATCATCACTGATATTGTTAACATCATAAGCAGTAGTTCCATCATCATTATTAATTGTAATAATCATAATTAAAACTCCTCGTTATCTGTATCAGCCTCAGTATATTCTACTAAGTTATTAACTTTCACAGCTATCAACTCAGCAAACGTACCATACTTTCCTGTATAAGGTTTAATCTTTACCTTAACATCAGAACCATTACCAACAGAAACATCCATTGGGTTGCCATCAACATCAACTAACTTAGGTGCAGTGTTTGTTCTACCAGCAACCTCAACTTTTCTACTAAAAGAGAACGCAGGTTCTTCATACTTGAAGTTACCAGCTCTATCCTTTACTTGAGAAAGTCCAACAGATTCTAACCTCTCTGCTGTTTCTTTATCAGTCAACACGGTGATTTGATATTTAGGGTCACCGAACCTAGTGTTAGGCGTAGTGACGTTAGCCCACATAGCCTTTCCTTCTACATACTCATACATAAGTTTCCTCCTTTGTTGTATTAAGTGTGTGCATTATAACATACTTTAATAAAAAAGTACAGTAGTTTTTTAAATTAATTTTGAGTGTGTTTAAACGGGGTCGGTTCTTGTTGCACAAAGCACCGAAAACTTGCTCAACCAAAGTCGAATACCACGGACTAAAGGAAGTTACATTTGAGGGCTGTCCCATAGTATACTTAATCAAGAGTTCTAATTGATTCTAGTATCTCCTCCCAAAAGGTAAGAGGTGTACTAGATAATGTCACCTTGAATGTATCATCTAACTTTTCAACAACGTGCCCAATGTTTAGGTTGTTTGTTGTTAGGTACTCACCAAATTTTCTATACTCATCACGAGTTAGAATCTCTGTATAGTACTGTTCTCTTTCTTTTAAATACATAAGGTGCCATTATAACATGAATAGAAACTCTTGTCAATACTTAATTTCAAAATGTTTAAACAGCTTCCTGTGCTGTCCACCATATAGGCTTAGTTCTATTGCGTTCCCATTTGGCATAGTGTTTTTCGTTAATGCAGTAATCACGATAAGCAATGATAGCATCCTCATTCTTATACTCCTCAGGCATAGCCTGTGCTAGTGGTGTAAGACTTGTATGTGTAATGTTGTCAGGCATCTTACTCAATGGTTCTTCTAGCTTGACAACACTTGCATGTTTCCTACCATACCTATACTCATACTCTAAGCCTAGTGCTAGGAAGTGTCGATACAACCACGAGTAATTAGAGCTAGATTCTCTAGCCCATATAGTACATGGGTGATTCCAGTATGCACGTTTGTAAAGTCCATTAGCATCTGCGTACTTATCACCATCTAGTTCTCGGTGTGCTGTGCATAACATCTGTGCTGTTTCAAGTGGCATCTTTACTAGCATCTTATCAGGCTGTGCTTCTGCTGATATAGTCGGACACTCATCAAAATAAAATATGTTCATCATTCATCCTCAAGTTGAAACACTTCACTAACATGACAAAGAATATCTGCTAATGCATGTGCTTCTTTGATATCCATACCACCATACTCAAACAAACCATTGACTCCCCACTTGGCTAGTTTGTATTCTTCCTTAATCCATTTAAGTCTAGACTCAGGAACTTTAATTGTTATCATCTTCTCTTTCATTTACCTTGCCCTCGATATTGTTTAAACGATGCCTTCTTATTTTTATTCATGGTAGAGAAGGCAACATTACCTCTACCTTGACTTGTCTTTTTACCCCTGCCTTGTGTAGCAGATACATGAGCAGTTTTGTTCCATGTCTTAGCCATTAATACATGTCCTCCACTCTTTGTAATCTACTTCTTGTGGATAAGCTTTGAACAGTTTATCTCGACAAACTTTATAGCTTTGTCCTCTTTGTTCTTTAACTTCTTCCACTACAAAGACTACATTAATTAATGTTAAAGCTATCATTAATCCAATTACAAATCCAAATATTTTACCTTTCATAATGTTCCTCTATTGTTGCTCTGCGTTTGTCTCTGTACTCTGTAACCCTTCGACCATCTGCATAGTCAACTGTTTGTTTATACCATAACCCATCTTTGAACCTCGTGTCAATAGCTATAATAGATTTGGCTTTCTTTTCCATTTCAAGAAACTCTCTTTGTTTCTCAACAGCTTCATCATGTTGTGTCATTTTACTCCCTCTCTTTTTTAAGTTCCATTAACTCATCCCACTTGTAATACTTCTGTGTCTCTGCATCCCAAAAGTTTCCACGATAGACTTGATCTCTTTCAACAGGTCTTGGTATGTGAGGTTCTATCTTTTCATCTTCAACCAAGTACATATACAAAGTTGTCATTGATAAAACTAAAACTACACCCACTACTGCTAACATAAATTCCATAACTAACCTCCTGTTATATAGCTTTTGTAAAATTACTAGAGCTTATGATCTGTTTAAACGATACCCCTAATAGTTTATGAATCCTGTCCTCAAACAAACTAACGTGCCTAAGTATTTCTTCTTGTTCTTTAGGTGTAAAGTTTTCAAAGTCTTCATCCATATGAACATTAGGTTTATCAAATAACCTCATTAGGTAATCTGATACCTGATGTTTAGCATAAGTCTTAGCTGTTACTTTTTGATTTTGATATTGAATCATATTCTTCCTCCATTTTTTTAACATCTTTATCCACTAGATAATCAAACTCATTAGGTCTTGTACCTTTTAAAGGTTGATTATTATAATGATTATCTATAGCTTCTTTAATATAATCTCTCAATTCTTTTCTCCTTTTATTTAAATAATAATTAATAAATATATTTTGTTATTTGCTTTGTTAATTTTAGTAGAGTATAACATACTTTTAATTAAAAAGCAAATCATGTTACAAATTAAAATCAACAACGTCATCAATCGACACGCTGATAGCCTTAGTAATAAACTCTTCAACGTAATCATAGATTCTATCCTCTGTTATTTCTTCAGGGCTATCACCTGCTAACACGTCTTCATAAATTATATTAACAAACTTATCACGTTGATTGGTTGATAACCTTGCAAGAATTTCAAAGTCTCTTGCACATACATCATCAACAATCTGATAGATGCTTGGCATATTATTTGTACTCATCATTTACCTCCTTTATTATTTGGTCAAGAGCTTCGTCAAAAAAGATTGGCTCTTTGTTTAGTTGTCCTCTAATAATATAAGCAACAGCATCTCTGCCCTGCTCATTGTGAAGTTGTTTAAACAGTCCCTCACTTAATCCTGCATCTCCCATTGCAATATAGATATCGTCTCTTGTATCACAATAAGTATTATACACTCTACTCATATCGTTCCTCCTTTAAAATTAGGTGGTAGTTTTTTTAAGCAGGTCTACCAACTACTGCCTATCTCGGAATTATACTCTTGCTCTAGGCTCTCAAGAGTTTTGTCCTTCTTTCCTCGGACAAATTTGTAGTTAGTGCATGGTGGTTTAGTTCTCATTTACTTTTATCCTTAACCCTATCTCTTGTCTACTCTAATTTAATAGAGGGTAGGGATTTTACAAAGGCTCACTCCTAACTACAAAATCTATTTAACCATACGAATGTTACATTTGTGTTACAGTTATGTAACAATTGTGTAACAATTAAATAAGTTCATTATAACTTCCGTCATAAAAAGCTTCTCTCTCTGCCCACTTTAAATCGGGGATAGCAGTATAGAAACATCCGTCCTCTTCTATAACCCTGCCATCTTTCAAAGTGATGTTTAGTTTTGCCCATTTACCACACTCTACCTCTTCGATATCACTCGGTATAAAGTTATTAGCGTTAGCTATCTCATCTATATCAAAGGTGATCGTGTGATCGTAGGTCATCTCAACGTATCTTATATTTGTTATATCGTTCTGCATATCTTACTCCGTTTAAACGTTCTCATTTTTTTTATCTTCTAATAATTCTAATATCTCTTCTAACTTTTTCTCGTTGTCCCTTACGATATCATAGATATCTTCTAGTGTTATCATACTTCCTCCTTATTAAAATCTTTCAAAGTCTTCTAGCTCTTTCTCATACTCTTCGGTAATCTTACTGATTTCTAAGATATCCCAAAGCGAACTAGAGCCATCGTTTAAACAGTCTGTTCCTGTATTGCCACCATAGTTTATCCACCTGATAGCATAGTCTCCTGCTAGTATACCAAAAGCTATATCAGAATCGTCAATATCTTCAACGCTTTCTAAGTCGAACTCCTTTAATTGTTCCTCCAAAGGTTCAACCTCATCAAGCTTTGCAAAGTGTATCGTCTCACACTCAACACCTTTCAAGTCCTCAACCAATGTGTCATAGCTGTTATGGTATTCCGATATGTAATCTTCACACCCATAATTCCACATCTCATACGCATCTATTCTAAATCCGTATCCCTTTTCTGTTGCTTTATCTGTTATTCTTTTTAATAATGATTTCATTTGTTCTCCTTTATTTATTGTTTCAATATACACGAATCCAAAAAAATGTCAAGCACTTTTTTAAATTATTTTTCATAGCGTTTAAACACTACCCTTTACTTGGTCAAAGAGTTGCTCTAAATCAATAGCATACTCATCACATAAATGACTCAAGTCAAATAATAAATCTTTAATGTAGCTCTCGTCTACACAATCATCTACTATCTCACTATCATCAAGCCCTGCATCCACTCTCTGTTTCCATATCAGCATCAAGCCATAGATTAAATCTGTGTGACTAGCGTTCTTATAATTTAAATTTGTTCTACTCATCTTCGTTCTCCTTTAAATCTGTACTATCAACAACTTCCTTAATCATATCTGCTAACCAATATACAGAGCAGTAAGGATTATTTTTATTTGCTTTGCAAAGACTTTCAATCTCTGCAATCATTTCTGATTTATTCATCTTCGTTCTCCTTTAAATATAAAACAAAATAATCGTTGCCTTTGCAACGTCCATTGTCTGGGTCTATATAATCCCAACCTAAGTTATAAAATTCTGCTATATCATTAATCCAGTCTGAATCACAATCTTCAAAATAATTAAGATAATCTTCCCAGTCTGCTTTTGTATCAAATCCTTCTTTTACAAAGAATTCTTTAAACATATCATAATCAACTGCCCATATAGAAGATGGACTTGCAACAACATTAAGCGTTGTTGTAATAGAATGATCTTCTGCTTGAGTTTTAAATTTTTTCATCTTCGTTCTCCTCATCTATAACTATGTGTTGTATTTGATCTGACCAATGTAAAGAAGTAGATACTTCTTCTCCATTACCAAAAACTATTTCGGTATCGTATGCTTCATCTAACGAATCAACTTCTAATATATCTTCTCGCTTAACCAATTCATACCAAATCATTTTAACTTTCATTTTACAACCTCCTCCTTTGCAAATGTATCCCACATTACCCTAGCCCCTGCATTATACGGAGAGTGTTTAAACGTAGCTGTAATTTTATTCGTCAATCTTTTCCCTCTCTTATTAATAGGGTGTCCGTCCTTGTCGAATGTATATCTGCTTACTCTTTTTATTTTCATATTAATAGTCCTCAATTTTTTATTTTGTAATTAAGCCATACTTTTAATCGTCTGTCAATAACTAAATTAAAAATAATTAAATTAATTTTTTTTCTATTGACAAGCGTTTAAACACTACCAATTTTTACCCTCTTAAATTGTAATTAAATGACTGCGTTTAAACACCCTCTCTCGTCTCCTCTCGTCCACTCTAAGAGCTTGTAAATATTTAAACGACTTCAGCCCTTGACACAGTTATCAAAGGCTTAGAAGCTATCAAAGTTTTAGAGTTAATCAAACCATATCGCAACACCTGTTCCAATTATAATATAAATTCCAGTGATAATACAAGGCATCATGTTTAAACGTCCTCCCATTTTAAAATCTTCCTAACTAATTTATAGTTTGGCTTACAATTTATTTTACTGACCTCAACGACTGTCATATTTACAGGGTAAGGAACTTTGATACCTAACATTTTAAATATAATTAGATATAATATTTTTATATACATCATGTTTAAACTACCTCCGATAATTTAGTTTCTAAATAAGTTTCCAATTGCTCAAGCTCTCGTCTCTCTTTACTGTGAAAGGCTACCTCCTCACCATGCTTAAAAAACTCTAAGCCCTCTAGCTCTGCATCATGGTTTGCAATCTCTTGCTCCGTCATGCTGTCTAAAATTCTTAAACGTTTATCAACCTTTGACCACCTTGTATTAGTTGCCTTTATTAGATAAACAATCTCTCCGTTTGTAAGTTGTAAAGTTTTCATAGCGTTTAAACACCTCCATTGATTAGTAATGCTATTAATATAAGTACTGCTAGAGGTTTGAGGATAAACCAACTCACCCATTCAAGCCCTTGCATCCTTGCCAAGTCCTGCTTGAATAGTCTTGTCTCTTCTCTCCAACCTCTGAAAGGTACACCAAATATTTTTTTAGTCGTCATGTTTAAACGTCCTCCTATTTGTTTAAGTCTGTTAATATGTACTCGCCACTTGCTATTTTATTATCAATGGTTTCTTTATCTTCATTTAAAAATATTCTTAACCATTTGCTAGTAGTCCTCGAGGATTTCCAAGCCTGTTTATTCTGCAAGTCTTTTAACTTTGCATTATTTAAAAATACTTTTCCGTTTTCTTTTATGCAAATAGTTGTTTCATATGATTGAAATATAACTCCTTTACCTGTATAAATTCTAAACTGATTTGCAACATCGTTGCCTGTGTCAGGGTTGAATAAATTTTCTACTTTCATTTTTGTAACCTCCTTAAGGTTTTATTAGTTTGTATATTGAATCATAATATTAAATGATTGTCAATAGTTTCTACCACGAAAGCCCCAAATAAATCGGGGCGTTTAAACGTGGTGTCTTTTATCCGTCTATAATATCAAAGTATTCTTTTAGATCGGTAAAGTTTTCTTTTTTAATGTAAGTTTCTAAAAGTATAATCTCATCTTGTGCCATGCTTATATCTGATGGGTTAGGCTCTAAATTGTCAGATGAACAAATCACATTTAATAATTCTATTTCTTTTTTAGCTCTGTTTATTAGTTCTAACATAATATCTCCTTTAATTTGTATATGTTTCTACCACCTAAAGCCCCAGTTAAGGAGCTTGTCTTGGTGGTGTTAGTCTAGCTGAGTTCTACTTCCTCGCCCTCGAATATGTCTAACTCTTCTAGCGTTTCAGTTAAAGTATCTTTTATATTCATAATATTTTTCCTATAAAATGGGGGCGTTTAAACACCCCCTGTTAATTAATTAAGCCTGTACCATGTAGACGTTAGCTCCATCATTCCTTGTGCAGTTAGAACAGAGCATTGGATTCTCTTCTGACTGAGTACGAGATTGGTAGAAAGATGCTCCACATTCATTTGAACAAACATGCTTGATCATTCTTGTTCCTTGAGATTTCTTTTTATAAGTGATCTCACTTTGTGGATATTCTCCAATATCTGAAATGATTTCTTTTAACTGTTCCTCTAGTTCAGGACTAGCTACAGTTTGAGTCATTTTTCCAGTAAGCCCCACACCTGTTGCAATCTTGCGAAATCCTGCACCGTGTCCACTTACATTGTTGTCTATTGCGTGGCATAGTTCATGCACTAGAACATCAGCCACCCGTAATGAGTCAGCTTTTACTGGTGATATAAATATCTCATTTACACCATCAACACTTGATGCCCTATTAAAGCACTCACCCAATACAACATGCTTGGCTGAATTTCTACCAGCTCCGTTAGATGTCCAGCCACAATGTATACGAACATCATTAGGAATCTCAAAACCAGCTTTCTCAAATAGAGGGTTTAAACGGGTTGAAAGTTTATTCAACCATACTTCAGCTAATTTGTTATTTTCATTTTTCATATTTTCACCTTTTGGTTATGCCCCTAATAAAGGGCTGTTAATTACTTCGTATTTTCTGAAATTCTAAGGCTGATGTCAAGCGAATTAGTGCAAATAATTGCATTAATTTACCTGTGGATAAGTTGTGGATAACTATAGGCTAAAATCGAGCTTGGAGAAAATAGGTACTAAACCATACCTAGAGACAATAATGCCTTAGAGACGAGCTGAGAGGCTCTGAGAGGTTATAGAGATTTAAGAGTTTTTTAGAGTAGATTAATTATAATTATTATTCAATATACATAACTTTTGGTTATATTAACTAGAAAATGACTTTGAAAAGGCGTGGTAATTATAGAACAACTGTTGCATTTATAGAGTTACTTTGAAATCGCTTTCCCAGTTATAGAGTACGTTTAAACGGGGCATCTGTCCCATTAGATAAGACTCTGAAATCGCGTTTAAATAACTGAACGTAGTGAAGAGTTATAGAATAGTTGTAGAGGTTATAGAGTATGTTAGGGGTAGGCAGGAGGTACAGGGGTGGTACCCCCATATATATATAAAACATATACATTTCTAGGGATTTTAGAACATTAACCAGCCCCCTAACTTTACAAAGTTTTATAAGGAACTGATATATAATATTGAATAAACTTTAAAAGCCCTATAAGCGATATAGTTTCTCTCTAATAGGTGGTAGATAGTTTGGATGTTAGGGTTAGTTAGGGTGGGTGTTATATGTATATGTAACCCGGGGGAACCTAACAATTCCATTGTACACATTTATTTCGCATTTGTCAAGACCTTTTATGAAATAACTTAAAAAAACTCTATAACACTTGACAAACTTTACAAATATCACTATAATACCTACATGACCACTAATTATCTACCTGAAACAAAGGATAGACAACTTACTGAGAAACAAGAAGCATTTCTAGGTCACCTCGTGGATACAGGAGGAGACTTTAAAAAGTCAGCCGAACTTGCAGGATACTCCGGCAATCACTATCAAGTACTAAAAAGTTTAAAAGAAGAAGTAGTAGATTTAGCCTCTAATGTACTTGCAAGGGAAGCCCCTACAGCAGCGTTTAAAATTATAGAGGTTTTGAAGTCTAACAAGCCGATACCTCAAGCTAATTATAAGTTACAAGCTGCACAGACCATATTAGATCGTGTAGGAGTTTCAAAGACTGATAGAATAGATGTTAATCATAATACAGGAGGAGGTATATTTATTCTCCCAGAGAAAAAGGCGATTGATATTACAGAAGGAGACTATGAAGATATTTCTGACTGAGATAGAAGCCTACGGTACAACCTTTGCAGGTCCTAACATTGTAGCTTCAACATATGAACAAGCAGAACTAGCTGCAGCCCAGAATCATTTAGTGGTTGTAGGAGAGTTAGACAGCATCTATGTGGATGATGAGCTAGAAAAAGAACACTTAAACACTATACCAAAAGAAGAAGATAGGATACTACACTAATGTTATTAGAAAGATTACAATTTAGAAGTGGCGGTAAAGCTAAATCAAAAGTTAATGCAGCCGGAAACTATACACAGCCGGGAATGAGAAAGAAACTTTTCAATCGGATAAAGGCTCAAGCATCTCATGGTACAGGAGCTGGACAATGGTCTGCTCGTAAAGCCCAAGCTTTAGCAAAACAATACAAAGCTAAAGGTGGAGGATACAAGTAATGGCACTTGCAAAATCTCAAAAGTCTTTAAAAGCTTGGAGTAAACAAGACTGGGGTACTAAGTCTGGTAAGAAGTCTAGTGAGACTGGAGAAAGATATTTACCTAAAAAAGCTCGAGAAGCTTTAAGTGATTCAGAATATGCAGCTACCACAGCAGCTAAACGTAAAGATAAAGCTGCCGGTAAACAACACTCACCCCAACCTAAAAAGATTGCTAAAAAAACAGCAAACTATAGAGACGATTTTAAAAAGGGCGGTAAATCTAAAAAGAAAAAAGTAGACGGTAGACTAAAACGAGCAGGAGTAAGTGGTTACAATAGACCCAAGCGGACTCCTAATCATCCTACTAAATCACATATTGTTGTAGCTAAATCAGGTAGTACAATTAAAACTATTAGATTTGGACAGCAGGGTGCTAAGACTGCAGGTAAACCTAAAGCAGGTGAGTCTCGTAAAACTAAAATGAAAAGAAAATCTTTTAAAGCTCGTCACGCTAAGAACATTGCCAAAGGTGTATTGTCTGCAGCGTATTGGGCTAACAAGGTAAAGTGGTAAGATGGGAAAACAAATAGGCAGTGACGAAAAACCAATAACATTTAGATCACCGATCTACAAAAATACGCACGGAAGTAAAGGTGCTAATCCTAGACCCGGATTCTATACGCAAGACTATAGAGATAACTGGGATAGAATATTCGGTAAAAAGAAAACCGAGGAGAACAACAATGACAATGATTAAGAGATGGTTAGAAAAAATAAAAAACTTTCTAGCTCCAAAAAAACAAACAACTAAGAGGAAAACAAATGTTAAAAGAACTACTAGAAAAAAGAGTAAATAGTCTTATTAATACAAATGAACTTACAGACATGCAAGTCTGGGGTGTTATGTGTGGTATAGGCTTTATATTAGCTTTAATAATTATGTGGATTATTTAAGATGCGTTTAGTTCCCGAAGGTTATATTAAAAGAAACACCTCTACCATACCATTCGGGTATGAGTTCGATGAGGTTACTGGATTTCTTAAACCTATAGAAGAGGAACTAGAAGCGTTACAAATTGCTGAGAACATGATAGTCAACGAAGAAGTATCACTTCAGGCTGCATGTGATTGGTTAGAATATAAAACCGACAGAAGAATTTCTACTCCCGGTCTCAAGAAACACGTAGATAAAAAATATGGAAAACGAAACGAAAGACTGGGAGAGGAATCCTCATCTCTACTTGCAAGATGATGATGGTAACTTTGTCTTAAAGAAAGACGGAACTCCTAAAAAGAAAGCAGGTCGACCTAAGACCAGCACCGAAAAAGCTATCAAGGCTGCACGTGCTACGGTAGGTCGTAAAAAAAGAAACATTGAAAAGCTTGAACAAAAGTTAAACAACGCTAGACAATCTTTTAAAAAACAAAAAGAAACAATCCAAAAACTTGACAAGACTGTAGAAGGTCCTGTCACTGAAGATGAACTTGACAATCTTCCAAAAGCTGTACAAGAAAATTTAGACAACCATACAGTCTTGTTTCACGCTAACGAAGGTCCACAGACAGACTTCCTTGCTGCTGGTGAAAAAGATGTGTTGTATGGTGGAGCTGCCGGTGGTGGTAAATCTTTTGCTATGATTGTAGACCCACTAAGGTATTGTCACAAGAAAGCTCATCGTGCTTTAATCCTTAGACGTTCTATGCCAGAACTAAGAGAAATGATTGACAAGTCTCGTGAGTTATATCCACAAGCTTTTCCCGGTGCTAAGTTTAGAGAAGTTGAAAAGCTTTGGAACTTTCCAAGCGGTGCAAAGGTTGAGTTTGGATTCCTTGAAAGAGATGCGGATGTTTACAGATATCAAGGACAAGCATATAGTTGGATAGGCTTTGATGAGATTACTCACTTACCGACAGAGTTTAGTTGGAACTATCTTGCTTCACGACTTAGAACAACTGACCCAGAAATAGAAACATATCTTCGCTGTACCGCTAACCCCGGTGGTGTTGGTTCGCACTGGGTTAAAAAAAGATACATAGAACCGTCAGAGCATAATAAGTCTTTTGCCGGTACTGATGGTTTAACACGTAAGTTTATCCCGGCTAAGTTAGCTGATAACCCATATCTTGCAGAAGATGGTGTCTATGAGCAAATGCTTAAATCTTTACCACCAATTCAACGTAGACAATTGCTTGAAGGCAACTGGGATGTAGCCGAAGGAGCTGCATTTGTAGAGTTTGACCCACTACATC